GACAGCTCTTTGGCTGAGTTTAGATAGTACGAAAGGGGCTCGAAAGCCCCTCGTAATGAATGCGGACTTACGGACTCTCCTGCCTTAGTACCGGCCAGACATTAGGGGCGTTACCCCTCGGAGCCACCGGCACTCTTCGACGAGAACCCTGAGCTTCTGCAACCTGCAACTTAGGTGTTGTCGTTCCACCCACCAACCGCTTGGTCCGAGTAGTTGAAGAGCAGATTGCGGGCAGGCAGGACAAGGATGATTGCCAGCCCCTAGTCCTGCCGCACTCAATCACTCAGCTTTGAATGGGTTCTCGCCAGTCAGCAAGCGACCGATTTCAAATCCGCCGTCCTTGGCTTCAGCCCAAGCACCGTCAATAGCCTTGTCGGATCCCTTCTTACGGGGAACAGGGCGAAGGCTGTACTCAGTGTTGAGGCCGTTGCCTTCTTTGCCGAGCACAAAGTCATGCTCCAACAGGTTGGCGTAGTCCTCCATTTGGGAGATGCCGTCCAGCTCGCGGATGATGCTCTTTTGGGTGAGCTGCATGATCTGCACGCCCTCGGTCTCAAAGTTGTAAACAGGGACGGCGAGAGCAAACTTTGCTGGCTCGGGCGCAGTGCCGTCACGGTTTTGGCGGCGGGTGTAGTCAGGCCCCATCTCAGCTTCGATGTCGTCGGATTTGGGATCCTCGGAGAAGCGGAAGGGCTTGAGAGAACCGTCGTCGGCTTCGCCCCAACACTCATAAAACTCAAGAGGCTGGTCGCTCAGCAGTGCAAAGCGCACGCTGCTGCCAGATTTAATCTTGGAGGGGTTGAGATAACCGCCACCAGTGCCGCCAGCGACTGCTGAAACGGCTTTTTCAGAAAGGAAAGGCATTTGAAAGTTGCGGTGGGCACGTTGCCCGGTGCTTCATAAACGTAGCACAATGGCGGGACCTGTCAACTGCTGTAGAATGAAAAAACCCCTGGGGCCGCAGAAGCCACCAGGGGTGTTCATTAAAAGTTCAACAGCACTACTGTAGCAAATGAATCTCGCTGATTTCGCAAGGACTCTGCCCAAAAACTGGGCCACCGCACCGATTTATGCCAAGGGCGCAAAACTGCCTGGCGACAGAGGCGGCGTGGCCTGCGGTAAGTCACCGCTGGGTAGGGCGCACAGAGACGATCTCAGACCACATGCTTCTGCTCGCTACATCGAGACGAACCCTCAGACGTACCAGGCAATCGGTGTGTTCGCTGGGCCTCGTAGTGATGGTTTGGTGATCCTTGACGTTGACGCCAATCTTCCGTCGCTGAAAAGGAAGTGGGGAGCCACTCTCAAGGGGGCTCCTGTTGTGGTCTCTCCGAAAGAGAAGGCTGCCAAATACCTGTTTCGGGTGCCTAAGGAAAAGTGGGGCCAGGTTGCTGGAATCAGCTTGGCCGCCAGCAACGAAGGCTGGGAAGTTCTGTGGGGCCGTCAGGGCATCGTTGGAGGGGCTTACTACCGAGGCGGGGAATACAAGCTCTCAGGCGATGTAAACGCCATTCCAGAGGCTCCTGAGTGGCTGTTGGTGGAGATGGAGGAGTCCTTCAAAAAGCAGCAGAAGGGGGCGAGCGAGGCGCAAAGGAAAGACCTTCGTTACAGCTGTCGTTCCAGGGAGGAAAAGATTGCCATCGCTGAGAACTGCTTGTCTGTTATCCCTCCGCAAGGACGAGGATCTGATGACTTCTGGTGGCGCATCGGCGCAATGCTGCACTCCGAGATGCCGAATGAAGACGGCTTAAACATCTGGCGGCAGTGGTCACAGAAAGACGAGGAGTACGCCGACGATTGGAAAAACGGCGATCCCTGTGCTGACCGTTGGGAAGCGGGCTTCAAAGCTGATGGAGGGCTGGGTTTTGGCAGCTTGATGCACCTGGCCAATCACTACGACCCAGAGAAGGTCCGATTTCAAGGGAACAATCTTGCATCGGTTGTGGCAGAGATCGAAACAGCGCCGATTCGCTACAGGCAGGAGACCCTCTCGTTTGAGGAGGCGATGAAGCAGGTCAAAGAAATAATGGAAATAGAAGATCCAGGTAAACGAAACTACGAGCTAAATCGCATTACGACAGAAGCTGGTTTTAAAGATCAAGCAAAACTTGAAGCTGTTTACGTCGAGCACGAGGGGTACAAAGAAAACACAGGTGGATTTACTTTGGATGAACTCAAGTCAAAAGTAGAGAAACGCGACTTCTTAATTCCTGACGTTTTAGCTACGCCCGCAGTTGTTGTTATTTATGCGGAAGGCGGTAAGGGTAAGTCCACCGCTGCTTGGACGTTGGCTAAGCACGTTGCAACAGGAACACCGTTTGTTGTTCGGGGTAAACATGCTCCAGTGCCTAAAGGCGGTTGCTTGATTCTCAACGGTGACCAGCCTCTGGCCGATCTTGATGATCAGCTCGACGAAGTGGAGTTTCCGCGCTCGAAGAATGTCCACGTTGAGCCCAACTGGAATTTGGGGTACTACGCGCAGTTCCAGAAACTGATGAAACAGCGGGAACCGAAACTCGTAATCATCGACTCTCTAATCGGCTGCTCTGGTGGTCGGGCGTTTGACGAGAACAAGTCTGACTTCGCCTCACCGCTGTACTGGCTGACAAGGAACAACGGCAGCCTGTTCCCACGGACCACCATCCTGATCATTCACCACGCGAACAAGCAGGGCGGCTTCAGGGGCACCTCAGCCATCCGTGACGCCGTTACAGAGACCTGGAGGCTTGCTGAGCCCACGGACAAGCAGGTTGAGGAGGGGATCGCTCCACGGCACAGCCGGATCATTCACGTTGAGAAGAGCCGGAGCGGCAGAAGCGGCACGGCGCTGATCATGCGGCAGGAGTCTGATCTGACTTTCTCGATCGCGGACTTCACCGCAGAGATCGACAGCACCAACACTTCGCCCAGTGGGATCAGCGAGCGCGTTCTGTCGCGGGTGCGGGCCATCTATCCACGCTCCATCAGCCGGACTGAGCTGAACGCGGACCCGATTGTTGGCGGAAACGTCGCTGCAATCCGTAAGTCGCTCCAGCGCTGGGTTAGTCGGGGATTGATCACGACTCAAGAGGAGGCTGTTCCAGGCAAAAAAGGCGGTAAAGCTCGGGTGCTTTACACAGCTGTTGTTGCACAACCCCCACACACGCGCGTGCGCGGAGAGGTTGAAGAGAGTGTCCCATTCAAGGAAGAACCCAGTGACGGTGCGGCTTCTGCAATGGGACAAGCAATGGGACAACAGCCAAAATTGGAGGGGGTGTCCCATTCACCTAAGAGCAATGGGACACTTTCCGAAAAAGAGGCTGGGTGTCCCATTGCTAAAGCGCCTGATACCAAGGGATCTGCCTCAATGGGACAATCAGATCAATATCCCCGCGCGAGGCGATCGTTCGCGGAGATTGACCGGCTAAGGCGTGAAGCAGGCTCTAAATGGGACTGACCGAAAAAGAGCGGTTCCAGAAGTGGGAGGCCAAGCTCCAGGAATGGATGCCGGAGCCTCCCTCTAATTGGCGAGACATCTTTGCCCTGCGTGACTACGTTCGGCAGGTAGCTAAAAAAGCAAAGCACCGTTATTGTGCTATTGTACTAAAGCCGCTTCTTTGTGCCGTGACCGGAAAACAAACCCTGGCAAGCATTAAAACGGCCCACCGACATGGTGGGAATTTCATCAGCAGAATTGCTGCGGCGGCTTTGGCTGGTGATCCCCGAAACCGCGACCGCGTGCTGAATGCTTTCCCAGAGATTATTGCCAACTACGGACCAGGCAGCGCTTTCTACACCGAGGATTTTTGATGCGTGAAGTAAAGGTGGCTTTCTCAGAGCCTGACTTGGAGCGACTGACTAAAGAAGCCGAGTCTCAGGGTGTTTCACGAGCTGGGCTTATCCGGCAACGTGTTTTTTCTGCTGAAGAGCGCTTGCTCCAGCCCAAAGACATTCATGAACTTGTTCAGAAAGTCAGGCGTAGAGCCGGGTTCGGCATGGACAGCCGCAAGGTTGAGCACATCGTCATGTGTGTGGTCAATGAAGTCCTTAATTAAAAAGGTGCGGCAGCTGTTTCTGGGTCTTCTAGGTCATACTTCACATAGGAGGTTTGCCAGCGTGAAAACCAATGTTCACTTCACCTACTCGAAAGTAGGTGCGTCTGTAGATGCTGAAGCGTTGGCCTTGGTGCGCTTTACCAGTTATGACGACAACTCGCGAGCTTTAGCCGTTGAACAGGTGACGTATAAGGACGAACCAATGGGCTATCGAGATTTTGAGGCGCAGGTTGCTGCTGCGCTTGACTGCGGCATCGACGTTGACGTGATGTCTCCGTATAACTTGGACTATTTTCCGCTTTTGGAGAGCATAGTCACTCGCTAGTGTGCTACGTTAGTGGGGTTCACGACACCACCCATGTCTGACTCCACAGCTCTCTATAGAGCACAAGAAAACCTCCGCATGATGGAGACGTGCCCAACTTGGTACGACCACCTGGGCAAGATTGAAGCCGCAATGGCGGAACAAGACCGCGTTTACAAAATCCGTACCGCTGCCGGTTGGGACTTAGACGAAGGCGGTTGGTACGCTCCACATCCTGAGAATCCCGATGAGATGATCCCTGAATGGGAGTGGGAGTGTGAAACCGGTGGTCCTCTGCCCGAGGACGTGAAATGAGCTATCAAGTCTTGTTCGGCATGGAGCACCTCTCCAAGCTCGATACCGCTGTGAGCGTGTGCTTTGACACGGAGACGTGCCAGCTTCAGCCAGAGATGGGAAAGCTGCGGCTGCTTCAGCTTGGCTGCAGAACCCGGAAGATTATTGTTGTCATCGACTTTTTCCAAACAGATGAAAGCGACTGGGATCGTTTGCGGCGCTTCTTCAGCAACGGAGACCGCTACTGGCTTGCCCATAACGCTGTGTTTGATATTGCGTGGCTTCAGGAGTACGGAGTCCATCCAAATCCGAGGAACCTCGGCTGTTCAATGCTTGCCAGCCGTCTCTTATCCAACGGAAAACCTAATAAAAAGCACGGTCTCGCAGATGTTGTAGACCGGTACTTAGGGGTTGAGCTAGATAAAGAGCAGCAAAAATCAAACTGGGCTGGCACTTTAACGCAGGAACAGAAAACTTACGCCGCGAAAGATGTGGAAGTTTTGTGTGAACTAGACTTAATTTTGAACGACCAGTTATGCCAGTATAACCTTAATTACGCTTACGAGCTGGAGTGCCGAGCATTACCTGCTATGGCTCAGATGTGGAGGACAGGTTTGCCCTGGAACAAAGAAAATCTCGCGCAGAGAAAGTTAGATTACGAGCACGATATAAAAGAGTTGTCAAAAGAGTTTATTAGGGAGCTTGATTCAGCTTTACCCGAAGGCCAGAAGCTGCCTAGAGATGAAGACGATTCTTTTAACTTACGCGCCAAGGACGAGGGCAGCGTCAGAGCAGGAACTAAAAAGCTTAAGGGCTTTAACTTAAATAGTCCTCAGCAACTGAAAAGTAGGCTCTCCGCTGTTCTCAAGGTGGAGCTTGAGGGTGTGTCTAAGAAGGCGCTTAGTGAGTTTGCTGGGTACCATCCCGTTGTTCAGATGTATTTGAACTGGAAGAAAGCTGAAAAACGGCGGCAGATGATTACTTCCATCCAGGAAAAGATGCGACCGGATGGGTTTGTAAAAGCCAGCTACATGCAGCTCGGTGCTGAAACAGGGCGTATGACTTGTTTTAACCCGAACAATCAGCAGATACCTAAGGACAAACAGTTTCGTAGTTGTGTCGAAGCGCCGGAAGGCTGGCTGATTGTTGACGCTGACTTTGGTCAGATGGAGTTGCGTTTAGCGGCAGCTGTAGCGCAGGACAAGAAGATGATCCAGGCGTTCAAAGACGGGGAGGATCTGCATACAGTGACCGCTGAAGCTATTGGGTGTACGCGCCAGATTGCCAAGTCCGCCAATTTTGGCCTTTTGTATGGGTCTGGAGCTAAGGGTCTTCGTAATTATGCTGCGGGCAGCAACGTAAGCATGACGCTGGAAGAGGCGCAGAAAGTTAGGTCCAACTGGTTTGAAGAGTTTGAAGGCATAGCCAAGTGGCATAAGAAAGAGAACGCCAAAGCTTCTAATCCGAACCCAAGGATTAAAGGCTCAGGTTGCACACCGTTTATAGAAATACCAGAGTCTGGGATGCAAAGGTATTTATTTGGTGACGCTAATCGGCTGACTATTCGGTGTAATACGCCTGTTCAAGGCGCTGGTGCAGCGATTCTTAAGCAGGCTTTGGGGAAGCTGTGGCCGCTTGTAAGAGAAGCGGGAGAAGAAACGGTTCGCATCGCGGCTGCGGTGCATGACGAAATTCTGTTGCTTGTTAGGGAAGATGCAGCTGAAGAGTGGGCAGCGACCCTAAAACAGGTGATGGAAGAGGCAGAGGCCAAATGGCTGGGCGAGATCCCTGCTTTGGCTGAGGTGTCTTTCGGCAAAACCTGGCAGGAGACCCACTGATGATCAGCATCTACCGCACTGATGAAGGTTGGTTTTCAAGTTTTGGAGGGGCAGTAACGTACCACCAAGACTTTCGAGAGGCGATGGATGCCGCGTACAGGCAGGCAACTCGTAATGGAGCGCTTAAACAAGGCGATCCAGACCGCGACAACGGGTGATTTGCAGAGAGCTGCAATGTTCCTAGAGGGAGCACGCGAAGTGCGGGCGGGTTGCACCAACCAACGCGCCCAAGCTCGTCGTGCCCAATCCACCTCTTGGAAAAAGAAGGTGGACGAATCTATAACGTGGTAAGATTGTTGTAGCATTTTGAGTCACATGGCGCAGCTTCACGGCAATAAAGCGCACTACCACGTTCTTATTGATCCGAACAGAGCTGAGCTTTTGTTTGAGAAGGCGGCTGAAGCGGACCAGCGTCCTGCGGCTTGGATAAGAGAAGCTGTGTATTCCGAACTCAAGCGGGTTTACCCGAGTACCGTTTACAACGAGGCCATGGCCAAAGATCAGGTTCAGTGGCGGTCGTCCATCCGCAACCGAATCGAGGGTCGCCTCAAGCAAAAAGACGACTGACCTTCCATGCGTTTTGCTCTAAAAGCGGCTCAAGCAGAGTCGCTGTTCGTTTCTGCGCTCTATGCAGGTTCAGGTGATATTTATTGGACTGAGAGAGCAGACGACGCTTGCAGCTACAGCAGCCTGGAACGCGCCAGGGATGCAGCAAGTCTGTCGGGCAAGCAAGTGGAGATTATCCCTGTGCTGTATTGATCGCGTCTAGCTCACCAATGTGGCCTACTGCCTGTTTGAGCAGCTTGGCTTGATGCCAGTTGGTTCGAACTAAAGACACGCATAACGTCTTGAGCGCACTCTCGTCAGTGCAGTTCTGCACATCTCGAACGTTACGTTCCAGCTCCAGTTCCTCCTCCAGGCTTTGGTTGACGATCATCCACTCCGCCCAGCCCATTGGATTGTTGCAGTATGTACTTTTCGGAATGGTAAGCACCGTTTTTGTGCATGTCGATGACATCAACTACCCATGGCACAAGCCAGTCATTCACCCGTGAACACTGATCCCAGTTCACCGGCTTGGCGCACTGCACAACAACAGTTGTCCAAAACGCACTGACAAACGCCCAAACCCAATAAAACTCACTCATTAACGAGGATGACCCATCCCGTTCCAGGGCCTTCAGCTTGCCAACGCTGGTAAAACGCAGCTTGCCTCACACGGACGTTACGCCCCAGATGCGGATTGCTATGCCCGCCCTTTTCCATCTCTGGATAGCCACGAGGGTCTTGCATAATCCATTCTGGATCGCTGCTTTTCTTGCCCGCGTAACCACTGATAACGCTCCAATGACCACACCCCAAGCCATTGCACATTGGTGGTTCGCCTAAAAGCATGTTTCCGGCGTGCAGCCAACCAACCAGCACTGGTCTGCCAGCTTCGATCTCAAGCTCCACCATGTCAGCATCGCCGTCTTTACGAAACTCAGCCTCCAAACCCAGACTGCGTAACGCTGCTAGCTGAGCCTCTACTGACGTGGTGTCACCGTACTTGGCACGGATCTCGTTGTACTCATCATCTGTCCGAACCTTCTTGTAAAACGCTGCCACCATCGCAGCCGCTGAGCTGAAACACTCGCGGTATCCCGTTCCAGTCTTGTTGTCGAGCTGCTTGAAGTAAGGCATGTAGATCTGCTGGTCATATCCACTCTCCTTCCACGCTTGAAACCAATCAGCTTCGTGCTCCTCCAGTAGTTCCGGCGGCATTGACTCCTCAAGTTGTTTAATTGCAGCCAGCTGGTGGGGCGTGCCACGAAAAAACTGGAAGAACGGTAGTAGGGCAAGACCCATAGCCAGCAGCAGCAAGGTCAACTGGATAATGCCGGACGCCACTTACTTTTCAATCCTTGTGTCTGGCAACAGCATTTCACGCACATGCTTGACCGCCAAGTCGTCCAAATCGTTGTCAGTCCTTGCAACAATCTTTTCCAGCATTGCCACAATCAGCTCTTTGAACGCCCGTGATTTCCAGGCGGTCATCAAAATCGGCTTGAGGATTAGAAGCATTTGCTTGACCTCGTTACCCTTAAAGGGTAGCTCTGTTGCGTCATGGCAGAAACTCCAGACGATCATCACGAAAAGGAAGGCATCTCAATGGCAGATGTCGTCAAGGCTCTTGTCCTTGCTTGGAGCGCTGCACTGCTCACCGCTTCCTACCTGGGCATCTTCCCTCAAATGAAAATGGACAATACGTTCGTGGCGTCACTTTTGACGGGTGCAATGGCCTCGTTTGGTATTGAGCGGAAGTCGAATGGCAATGGAAATAAGAAGCCGACTATTGTGGACAACAAAGACACCAAAGCTGGAATCAAATGATCCGCACACTTTTGGTATTGGGCGTCACACTGGCCTCAACTTTGCCAGCTCGTGCTGATCTGACCCACAAAATCATGTCGTCAATCTCTCTGCAGGTTGGTGGCGCGGTAACAAGCGCAGACAGAATTGGTTCGTCCTTTTCCATCTCAGGATCTGGGGTGGATACTACTGACGGGTCAACCGCTAACACCATTTCAGCTGGAACAATCACAAGCGGTGTCTATTCTCCAGGCACGATTGCAGCGACTCAGGACACTCCTGGCGAGGCATTCTCTTTTAGTCAGTCTTATACGCAGGCTGATGCCGTTCCAACATCAGCAATAACAACTGGTGCTGTCCCTAACTTTGGCAGCATTGTTTCTACCGCCTCTGGAACTGCAGGCGACCTTGCAGGCACCATTGCCTCAGATGGAGCAATGACTATTACTGCCGGTGGAGCCAACACCTTGGCAATCGGACAGCTGACCACAGAACTTACCATCAAATAAATGTGGACAGGACTTTGGGTTGCTTGGGGCGCTCTGTGCGTTGTGGCGCTTGCCGCCCCAGAAGTAAAGGCTGTTCCGGTTGTTCCTAACTTTCAACAAGGCACCCTTAAGTCAACAACGACCACAAAGACAAAGGTCAATGAGGTCATCAATTCGTATCGCTACAGAACCGGCTACGAATACACAGCTTCTGGCACTAACGTTGCCCCAAATGGTCCTATTGCCCCAATGGGCATTGTTACAACGACAAACAGCTTGAACGGTGTTGGGAGCGCTTGGCGCGGGCTTGATCCTTCCTCTAAGCCTTCCTGGAGCATCGTTAATGAAGCCGCTTCGTTCTCTTTTGCCGAAACGCTCCAAGGTCCTGGCCTTACAGAGCACACGATCATCAATCGTGAGACTGACGTTGAATCAATCACGGAGACGCTAAGCACCTTTACGCAATGAAGCGAGTCATAGCAACGCTTTTGCTGCTCACCGCTCCAGCACAAGCACAGGTCTCAAGCACTGCCGCTCCAGTTGCTAACAGCTCTGGAAGTGTGACAAATCAGGCAGTTCAAGTCGTGCCAAGTCGCCAGTTTCAGAACACATACGGTGGAGGAATCAGCTGCCAAAGCGCAACGCTAAACATCAACCCGTTCCTCAGCTCTACAACCAGCTGGGCTGACCCGTATGAATCGCACTACAGCGAAGCGGTTTATGACACTATCGATCTGGTTGGCGCGTTTGACCCGGAAGGCAATCCCGTTCCAGATGGCAGGCCTGATAATCCGGGCTCTATCCTTTTCTATAAGCCTGTCCGCACAGGCCAGAAAACTAACTTCTCAATCAACGGCGGAATCACTGCCACCTTCTCCATCCCGCTAGATCGACACCACGTCAGAACTTGCCGCAAGGCAGCTGAAAAGCAGGTGGCACTG